TCTCGTTTTTCTTTAGCTGCGCTAATCGCAACTCAAGCTTCAATTTCTTCTCATCTAAACTACTGGTAAATGATTCTTCCATCAGGGGACCCTAGTCAATTGTTCCACGTGGAACATGTCAAATGTATGCGATTTTAGACGCTAATATAAGACAGTTAACACTCATATGGAATCTTTATTAAATGTTTGTGCGAAACATGGTACATGCACCCGGTCCCACGACGGCGCGGCCCTCGCGCTGTGGCGCGTGTTCCACGGATCCCAGACCCCGCCGAATGACCCGATCTGCGGGGGACCCGAGCGATTTACACGGCATGCGGCGCGGGATTGACGTGGCATGGCCCACGGTCCGCGACACTGCGACCGCGACACTGGGCCCAGTAGCCACGGCCCGCGATTCCGGCCCATAGGTTTGAGCCACTGGCCGCGGCACAGGGCGCGGCGGGTTTAACTGCGAAACACTGGGCGGAGTTATCCACAACGGGATTTTGAGGCGTTGATCGTTTTTTGAGCGGGTCAGCGTCGCAACCCTTGGTATCACTCAATTGTAGGGTTGAGACCTGGGGCGGATAACTAAGTGGATAACTAGGCAAAAAAAAGGCCGCAATCGCGGCCAGTAGTAAAGGAGAAGGGTTAACTGTGGGTATAACCATCGGGCTCTATGCCCAGCCAGATACCCCCGTCGCGGGGTTGAATCATGACGCAACCATAGCCGGCGTGAACACGGCGGCGAAAAGTCCGATAATCAGCGAGACAATTGGCGGACGCTTGGCGCAACCATATTCGTTTAACCGCCTGTCGCTGTTTTTTCGTTAAGGTAATCATCGTTCGATTACCTCTGCCAGTGCTCGCGCCGCAGTTTGAATATGCGCCGTGATAACCATCGGCGAAATACCCGCGGAATTCTCTCTGGCTACTTGGACGTGCCACGCGATGTCGTTAAGCTCAGTTTGAACGACCGCCAAATGATCCGTAAAGGTCGCGGATTTTTCTGTAATGTCGTCGATTAACTCGGACAGATCGTCAATATAAAAGGACGCCATGCCTCTGATAATAGTGGTCGCGACATGGTTGCCGTTGGGCAAAGTTCCAAAACCGTGCAGGATACTTTGCGGCCAATGTTTTTGGATGTATTCCCGCGCCAGTTCCCGAGCTTGCGTTTCCGCGTCGATGGAATAATTTCGACCGACAGTGAGCGAGCCCGCGCATGCGAGAGCTTTGAGTCTCGCGCCTTGGTGATCGGTGGGTCCTAAGTACTTTATTTCGATAGCTTGCGACATAATTTATTGCTCCGTAGTGAGGCGGGTAAATCCCGCCGCCGTATGAGAGTATATAAGAGTATATGTTAAGAATCAAACAGGCATAAAAAAACCCCGCCGAAGCGGGGTCTAGTACTACGGATTGTTTACGCGTCGGGCTCGAGGTTGGGGCTGGTTAATTTGGCCGCTAGATTCCAAGCCATAAAAGCGCATGTATTAGCGACAACGGCCTCGTTGCCATGGAACAATGCGAGATAATCCTGTAATGCTTTCATATCGTCCGGTGTGGCAAATAATCCTACTGGTTCGATTTTCATTAGTTGACCTCCAGTTTTACAGTAATTTCGCCGCCCGACGCCATTTCTTGTATGACCTCGCGGACCTTCTCCGGTAAATTGTTGTGATCATCGCAATCATTTATTGCGTCAACAACCGCGGTATCGATATCATCGGCGTAATCAGAAATATCGAAATGGTCGGTAAAAACGTCGGACCAATCCACATAGTCGTCAATATCAAAGTTTTCCATCATATCGGCAAATAACTCATTAGGCGTCAGATGTTGGCCTATTTCGAAGGTATGCGCCATGTAATCGTCAATTTTAACTTTAACTAAAGCGTCGAGCTTTTCATTTAAAATACCCATTGTGGCGTCGGCCATACGGGTATTTAGGCTCTCGTGAAAAGTAACCGCGTTATTCAGGATACTTATTTCCAATTGATCATCTTCTGCGCGGCTCTCTAAGTTATCTAAGGCCATTTTATGACACTTATATGCTGTCAACTTGTCATTATTTGTTGCAGTAATGTGATCGCTCAACGCGGCAATTTCTACCTGCAACTCTAATTTGTCCATTTGATCCAATTCGGCGGCAGTAGAAAATTCATTCTCATTATAATTTTTCATGGTGTTACTCCGTAGTAAGCGCGGGACCATCCCGCTGTATGGGATTATATGAGAGTACAGTATTAAATGCAAATCACTCCCAACCGTCTAACCGTTTAATTGCATACAACGGGTCACTGGCTATGTCGGAAAGCGTGGTACTACTAATAACGCTATGCGTGGTATCGCCATTAGAATCTATAAATACGGCGTCAAATTGACCCACATTTTTGCGCCTTATTTCGACGATGGTCGGCTCGGGTAAGGTATTGTCTCGGTACTTATCTTGACTAAAATATGTCATGTTTAGCCTCCTATGGCTATAATTTTTGAATCAACGACAAAACCCGAAGTGTCTTTTTTTGCTTTGCCCTTCGCCAGTAGCCCTATAATAACGCCTCCCGCCTGCACGTTTATTATGTCCGACCGGTCGCCATCGATAACAGTCTGCCCTTCCCAAGCGGGCGGCAATTCATTACGGAATACGACTGCCATGGGAGTACCTCGCGGCCGTTTATCTACACTTTTTTGGTATTGGTCGCGACCGCTATAACTGAATATTAAATTATAGTTCGGCGGAGTCCTGCCAATGCGGTCAACTCGTTTGGTGTAGTCGTAAAAGTTTAACGCCGGAAACGCTTGCGGGATGCCATGATTCTCGTAATCAATATCGGAAATAGTATTTAACCGGACCCAACCCGTTACGTTTTGTTTTTCGCATAGTTTGTCAAAGTTGGTAAGCTCGGCCCGCAACTGGGAAAGAAAACCCTGACGGTCCGACAAATAAAAGTCAGTTTTGTTTTGTCGTGCAGTTGCCACGTTTTTAAACGCACCCCGCCCGCTCGACTTTAGACATGTTTCAAAGCATCCGGCCGCCTTACTGCCCGCGCATATTTTGCGGTCTGGCATTAATGACAGACTAGCGACGCGTATGTTTCCGCCACGCTTAATTGTCTTTTTAATTTTAAAGTTACTGCCCGTCGTGTTAAGTAATTTCATCTTAATTGACTCCGTAGTTGTATAAGATATATCGCATACTACCTAACAATAAAAAGCCCGTCAACTATAACGGGCTTGCAAACGTATCCGGTTACATGCCCGGCCTCTCTTAATTAGTCAACCGGATCGAGTAACTGCGATTTAATCAAACGTAAGTCCCGCCTTCGGGCCTCAAAAACTTTTACACTGTCGGGGCAATGCAGTTCGTCGTCGATCAAATCGTCGTGATGTTCTATAGCATGATCAATTGCAACCTCTAGAGTATTTTTACTTGAAAGGGGTAGCGTGAGTGTAAAAGTTATTTCGGATGGCTCGGACGACTCTAATACGGCTAGTCGTCGCTCTACCCGTTCCACATCGCAAAAAGACCAATGACTATCTTGTTCTAATTTGTCGATTTTATGCCCTTGCGTAATAATTGACGCCGCTAGTCGCTCGAGCTTAGAAATTCTATTGGCATCTCTCATTGCTATTATCTCGTTTTCGTGCGCTCGTTCTTTTAGAGCATCAGTGCGCTCTACACTTAGATCAAACCTCTCACTTAGATCCAAATAGTATTGTCTTGATCTATCTAGGTATTTCTTTATCGCTACATCTATGGTTTCCGTTATTTCTTTCATATTTATTAATCCGTAGTTAACATGGGTGAAGTCGCATACTACTGCACATAAAAAAGCCCGTCAACTAAACGGGCTATTTATTTTAAGCAGGCTACCTTCGCTTTCGCTTTCGCGGTGCTTTCTTTTTTGGTGGCGGGGCCTTATTAATTTCGTCAACCGCCTCCGAACCGTATAACAATCGCGCTATTAAATTAAGCAAAAACATTATTTAACCGCCTTGAGGCCCGACCGAGGTTTAGCCTTTGCTTTTGTTTTTGTTTTTGTTTTTGGTTTACGAGGGGGTGCAACATTGACCGTAGGCTCAATAGGTTCTTCCGGCGGTGATATATAAGGTTTGTTTAGAAAGTCGCGCAACATTTCAAATAGTTTAAGCATTGGATACTCCGTAAGTAAGTTATTAGATATACGATAGTATGCGATTAAAGTGGACAAATCAAGCTAAACACGTCGTGCCAGTTGAAGGGTTGTACTTGAATCATTGCCGGTTCAGTTTTAAGACCGTCAAGTTTAACGTCGATAGCCTGATCGGCGCGGTATATGTGCAGTTCTGATTTCTCTAAATTGTTCTTTTGTTTCTTTACCAGTATCCAACTACTACTACCGCCGTGCTTTGTAAGCCAACTAACTTGGTGGGGTCTGAGGCTAACGGCATTGCCCGTAATAAACTTCAACTCCACCATATGGAACAGGCCCGCTTCGTCGCAGATCAAAAGGTCGGGTACACCCGGGACTGCGGTGGACTCAATCCTAGTGAATATGAGTCGCCTCAACTTCGATGTCTTCGCCGCCGTCTTCATCTGTAGATAGAATGCGGCCTCGCGCTTTGTCGCGGTTGTCGGCATTGTCTGCGGATTCGGGGGTGATGTCGATTGTGACTGGCGCATATTGATCCTTCAATTCATTGAGGGCTTTTTCAACTTCTTCTTTGCTCATGCTGTCGATACTACCGTGGCGTATTTCAGACTTGCTTACATAGATATCGCCGTGCGCTTGACCGCGACGATACTCGGCCTGTACCGCCGCAGAGTACGCGCCGTTCTTTATGGCTAGGTCTCGAATACCCTGTAAGTCTCTCAGGTGGCGTTGAAAGGTTACGCCGAATTTCTCGTCGAGTTCATTGCGATAGCTTTTAATGGCATTGACGACATGGGGGGATATATGGGGGTTGGTAAGTTCGTAAGCCCGTGTATGAGCAGATCCGGCAGGGTAACCGGCATTGATGGCGGCCTCGCGCAAAGTTATCTGACCGTCTTTGCTTACAAGTTCTTTAACAAACAATTCCTGCCGTCTTGTAAGTACCGATTGTTTACTCGATTTAGGTCGGCCAACTCTTTTCTTTTCAACAACAGGGGCTGACTTGGGTAGTGCTTTCTTCGCCATACTATTCTCCAGTTAATGCAAGATAGTTTACTGAAAACCCGCCGTATGTATATACCCAAGTATTATTCTTTTCTTTTTCTTTTTAATTTTGAGAGGGCTTAACGCAGAAT